GGCTGCTTTGTGTAACTCACGCCGGCCCATGCGGTCGGGGGCGCGAAATAATTGACCGAGGAGAACCTGCCGCTCGAGCCCGACTGAATTTCGAGGCGGTCATAGGCGGCATTCCACCAGCAAATAGCCGCCGCGGCTGTCGCCGACTGCACGCCAGTTCCCGCGGTCGTCGCTGTAATCGGCGTTCCGCCCGGCGCAAGCGCAACCTGAAACTGCGAAGTCGTGAGGCCGGCGGCTAGCGCATAATAGACGGTGCCGACTTCGAACGGCGCCGGGAGAACCCCCGTGCTTGTGAATGTGATGGCCTGATTTGCGGCGAGCGTGTTGTCGGTCCAGCCGATAATCGAGGAGCCGTTGCTAAATGTCGCGGTAGCGGTAACGCTACCGCCGAGCGCCTCCTGCAACACATAGGCAATGCCCGGCATGGTCGTCTGCTGCGTGAAATTCAAGCCGGTGATCGACATGGGAACGCCGTCGATCATGGCCAGCATCGCGCCGGCGCTAACCGAATTGAAATTCGTGTAAAGCTGCTGCGCGCCCGTGAGGATCGCGCCATGCAACCAGCCGGGAGCCGCATACTGCGCCCAATAGCCGATATAAGCCTGGGCCGGCTGCGGAGACTGCGAGAAGAAAGCTTTCGCTCCGAGATAGGCGCCACTCGTGAGCGGCCAATCGGCCTCGACTTCGTCAAGCGTCGAATAGGTGCGGATGCGCTCGGAAACGTCGATCACGCCTGGCGTAGAATCGACAATTAGCGGCAATGCGAAATTCTGAAGCTGCGACGCGGCCGGCTCAAGCTCGGTCTGGACGAGAATCAGGTCGGAAGGCGACAAGCCCGTGGTCATTGGTTAGTCCTTTACTTGTAAGGGGGCAACGAGCCGCTGCCGCCGACGTCCGTTGTGAAAAGCGTTTGCGTGGAGGTTCCGCCGCCGCTCGGCGAGTAAATCGTTCCGTTAGCGGAGAGCAGGTTGTAAATCGGATAGGTGCGTTGAACGACGCGGTTTAGCGTCAACTGCATATCGACGCGCCGATATACGCGCTTGTTTTCGAGAATTTCGTGCATCTGGCGACGCGGGCCGATCTTGACGACGTTGACGCCGGCCAGATAAAGGGCCTCGCGGTTTTGCTGCACGCGCAAGCCATCATTGAGATAAGCGGCGTTAGCCCATGCGGCGGGTCCGTAGAAGCTCGCGCCGGCTGTGCATTGCTCCCATGCGACGGTTTCGTCGACGCCGTCGCCCGTGTAGACGATCGTTCCTGCCGGATTGTGAGTAATCTGCATTCGGTCGGCCATATTCGACGCGCCGTCCATGCAAATCGCCGCCCAATTGACGGAGGGCTCCGGCATTTGCGGGAGCACGTCTTGCCACCGCGGCCGGACCATGTTGCCCGGCAAGCCGACAATACCGACGATGAGCGTCTGCAAGAGCGCGTCGAATGCGTCGTCTTCAACCGGGGCCGGGAAAGTCGTATTCTCAATCGGGAATATCGGGCCGCCCGTGGCCGAAGTGTTGCCGGTCACGACGATTGCACCGTCGAGAGGCGACACGCCGCGCGGACGAAGCCGGCGCCAAATTGCGCATAGCTAGCGACGTCAATCACGGTGTAACTGTTGCCCTTGTAGACGACGAGGTCGGCGTCATAACCGGACTTGCCATCAATCAGAATGAAGGTCGTAATGATGTCGATATCGCCCACGACCATTTCTCCAGCCGCGTTGCGCACGAGGCGCATCGTGCTCGAGGGCGCGACGACGCCGCTCGCATATAGGCGAGTCGCGTCGTTATGGGCGATACCGTCACAGCCGACCGTCTGCGTTTGCCGCAGCACTTGGAATGAGTCCGCGAAGGCCGGGGAGGAAAGGACCGAAGTCACGTCAAGCGTTGGCATTAGCGATCCCTCACGACATAGGTTATGTGCTGCCAGTAATCGCCCGTGTCGATTAGGGGCTTGTGCGTGCCGCTCAAGAAGTCTTTCATCGCCTGCTTGCGCGCCTCGCTTCTTGGCGGGAGCGCCTTGTAGGCGGCGGTGCGGCGTAAGCGCGCCTTGATGGTCTCTGGTTTTAGCGGCGGGGAAAGCCCCGCTTGAATGGTCGCCTTGGCACTATCGGCGCAAAGCAGTCCGACCTCTTGCAAGCGCATTTCTGCCTTGCCAAGTTCGATATGCCCGAAGCGGTCGGGGAATGCCGCTTTTGCCGCGGCTTTCAATTTCTCAGTCGCTTGCGGGAGCGCCTCGCGCACGCCCGCGGTCAAATGTGGGCGCGGCGGAATGTTTTTTAGGGGCGAGCCGAGTTCGTTAATTGCGGCGATTTCGGCGTTGCCGATAGGCTCGTCGTCGTCGCGCTGATTTTTTTCGGCCGTAATGCCGATAAGGACTTGCCTCTTGGTCAGTTTCTCGATTGCTTTGACGACAAGATCGGCGTTGTCGCGAATCTTCACGACCGCCATGCGGCTAACGCCCGGCGATCACGTAAACGCCGCCGATTTTCTTTGCTCGCACGAGCGTCCAGAAGCGAATGCCGTAGCTTGTCCCATTGAACTCTCCGGCGCCGCTCAGAAGCATGGCGGTGACGTTATAGGACTGCGAAACGTGGCCGGCGCTCTGACTTGTGACCGGCCCCGTTACTGTGCCAGGAACGCCGCCGTTGTTCGCGACGTTGACGTTGTTTGCGCCCAAAACCAAATTGTGCGCGGTAAAGAGCGCGACGGCCATATCGAGGCTCGCCCCAAATCGGCAAGCATTAAAGGAGTCATAGGCGATTGTGAGCCATGCCAGAATCTGCGCATCCGAATACTGCACCGTGCTCGCAAACTCCGGGAACATGCCACGAAAGGCCGTCGCGTCGATCGTCATATCAAGCCCCGTAACTCACGTTCGTAATCGAGCCGGTGCAGTTGTTCGAGTTTGCCGCAGCGACGGCCGCGGCAAGCTCGAGCGTCATGTGCTGCCCCGGAACAAGTCCCGTCCCGGTAATCGTGAATGTATATGCCGCCGCCGTCTTGCCCCACTGCTGCGCGGCCGAAACCGTGACGGCCGTTTCAACGCCATTGACTTCGGTATAAGGCGTGACAGTCAGGAGCGTGCTGCCGCCCGTGAGAGAGCAGGAGGCGCCGGAAATGACGCCATTGACCGTCACGGCGATATTCGAGCCTGCCTTATAAGAATCGGGGAGGTTGAACTCCCAAATGACGTTATCGGTCTTCGTGTTGTTGTTCGCGACTTCCGTCGTGAGCGCGAGGCTCGATCCGGCCGTGCGCGAAATGCCGAAGACGCCCGCGCCAGCCGACGCCGTCATGGTGGCGCCCGCGTCCGTGTGCCCATGAACGAGCGGCAGATAGCGAGTGGAACCGCCCGCCGCCGTCGGAACGAAAGTCTGCGTGAGGCCGATTTCCTTGCCGTCCATGCCGGCCTGTTTAAGCACCGTGACGTAAATTGTGCCGCCGGAGACGCTATACGACTGCATGAGCAGTTCGGAATTGCCGGCTACGTTTGAGAAAGGAATGGTCTTCTGGTCAAAGACGGCCGACTGAGCGAAGGCTGAGCTGGCGATCGCCAGCGCCAGCCCCGAAGCGATGAGAGCGCGTGCTTTCATGGCTTAGTCTTTCTCCGCGGTCTTGACGCCCTTGATCTTGGGCTTGTCGGGGTCTAGCCGCTCGGCGCCCGTCGGGATCGCCCCGAATTCAAGCGCCGCGCTGGCGGCGTGCGCCATGTCCGGCTGTTCCCAAAGATTGCCGCGTTTGAGCGGCGCAAAATCCCGCACCTGCTTTTTCCATTCCTCCCAAAAATCCGCGTCGACTTCGGTAAGTCCGCAGCCGCCGATGATTTTGGAAGAGTTCGCGCCGTTGAGTTTGACCTCTTCGGAAGCGGGTTTCATGACCGTGGTCTTGCCGTCCTCGCCCAATTCCGGGGCATAGAGGCGGATCACAAGTCCATGCGGGAGATTGCAGCCGATCGTGACGCGATTATGCGCACGAGCCGACTCCGCGTCTTTAACGAGCGTCGCCGTATGCTCTGAGCGAGGCGGCGGCGCCTTCGGGGTCGTAGGGGAGTGCGTCTGCGCTTGCATTGTTTGTTTCCTATCTGTGAGCGTCGATCACATGCCGATCATCTGCGCGACCGCGACGGGCCGGCGGATGATGGCGCCAAACGAGCCGCCGAGTTTCTTCTGCTTGAAGCTCGAAAGCTCGGGGATCGTGCGTCCGGCGCGCATTTTCTCGGTGAAGGCAACCCATGCCGTCGCATCTCCGTCGATTTCGTCGACGTAAAGCTGCATGAGATGGCCGGCCGCCGTGTTGTATTCCGGCACGGTCACAATCTTGAGGCTCGGCCAGTTCTCTTTGATCGCCTGCCGCACGCTGGCCAGCGTGTATTCCGTCACCTTGCCGAAATAGGGCTCGACGATCGGATCGAGCACAAGGGTCATCTTCGTGTCGCGGTCGATATGGCCGAGCAACTGCGTCTGCAACGTGATATAGAGAAGCATAATGTCGTTGAAAATCTCGACGGCTTTGGCCACGGCCCACGTCGTGCCGCCCGCGCTCTTTGTCGTCGGCGCGACCGCCGCCGGAAGAGCCGGATCATTCAGGAGTCCGACGTTGTTGATTCCCATGACGCCGTAGAGATAAGTCTGGTTGAGGAACTTCGACAAAAGCAGCGTGCTCGAGAAATTGAGGTCGGACACATAATTGATCTGCGCCAGCCCGAACATTTCCGTTTCACGGTCGCCATACTGCGTGACCGTCTGGAAATGATAGCTCTGCCGCGGGACCCAATTGTAATTCGACCCGACGTTGCCGTCGTTGTTGAAGTCGCCATAGGCGACCACTTCGCCGGTCGATTCGACCATCGGGAACTGCGCCGTGACGGTCGTCCAATCGCCCTTCTTGACTTCCGTGCAAACCTCAGCCGCCTTGAC